ACGGTGAAAGCTGGAACCAACACGGTTGAGTTGAAGCTGGGTGCAATAGAAAAATCTAATGTTAAAAAGTAAAACAGTATGGACGGCAGTTGCCGCGATAATCGCCGCACTCGGAGGATACTTCACTGGCGAACTGGAGATGGCAGAGATGCTGCAACTCATCGTGACGAGCGGGTTGGCAGTTTTCTTGAGAATCGGTGTGAGAAAAAGCGAGGTTGCAGCAGATGCAGCAGCAGAAGCGGCAAGCACGGTTCTTCCTGTTAAGAAGAAGAAAGCAACCGGCTAAATGGGAATCATCAGCGCAATTGTAGCGTTGTTAAAAGCCGTCCCGTCACTGGAACGGCTTTTTTTGAAGATAGCAGATGGAGTTAGAGAGGCAAAAGCGAAGGCGAGGTTTGATGCGAAACTGTCAGGCATTGACATTGCTATTGCTGCTGCTCGCACTGACGGGGTGCGGGACGGTGCGGGAGTTGAATGGAGTGAAGGAGTTGACCGCGCACCCGCAGTTCCCGAAGGCGTCACAATCCGCGCCAGAGTGGACGAGGGCGGCGTTGAGGAAAGTCGCGGAACTGGAATATGAGATAGAGAGAAAGTAATGCCAGTAAAGCCACCAGTGGTCGCAGACGGGGATTCCGGTTTCATCGGGGTCAACATGCGTATGGACCCTGCCTTGCTCTCACCTGGGTATGTTGCCGAGGCAAGAAACAAGAGGTTCGTGAATGGCAAAGCGGCGACTAGGGCTGGGGTGAAGAAGATGCCGTGGTCGAACAAAGCTGCCGATGCGTGGTCGAACGACATAGACCCCGACACCTCATCTACCAAAAGCTATAATGCTGGGTCCATTGTCACCTACTCTGGAGTTTCTTCAGAGGTGGAGGGAACGGGGGCGACAGCAGCGGCGGTGGAGGACGGTACAGGAACTCTTTACCTCAAGGACGCAAACCGCTTGAACCTACAAAGCGGGGATTTCACCGCCAGCACTGGTTGGGTTTTCGCTGGAGCAACAACTGTTGCGGATTCGATTATGCTGCTGATTGGAAGTTCCACCGTGTTTACGGGGGTCACCGTACCAGCGTTAAGCGCGGCTATGCCAGATGGAGGCACGATCACCTATGAGGGCGGTGGTGTTTTCACTTTAAGTGCGGCAGCGTTAGCGGGAGCTACCAGCATAGACGGCACACTGACTGTTGCTACGGTCAGCTTGCATGAGGAGGGGACCCTCAGTGTCCCTGTCTGGGTGTATGATGCTGCACTTGATTCCGCCAAGATAATTTCGGGAACGGGCACGTTTAACCTCTACCAAGACATTGGAACCCTTAAAGGGTGCAGTTATACCGTCACATACATTGTAAACAACTGGACAGCCGGTTCTATTCAGCCGTTTATTAGTGGGTTAAATTCAGGCACGAAACGAACGTATGATGCCGCAATTACCCAGCCGGTAACGTACACAGACACGATTGTCCCCAAAGGAATTAACTCCCAGCGGCTTTACATCCAAGCCACAGGCAGTTTCAGGGGGGAGGTCACCAATGTAACCGTGACTTCAGCAAGTCTGCCGGATCGGGTGGACATTTTAGGGGCGTTTCAACAATGGACCAACAACTGGAGAGCGGCTGGACCGGCAAGCAATGTTACGGTTGGTCCGTTTTTCAAAGCCGCCCTAACCAACTCAGACAAGCCCCCTTTAACCAGTTACACGGCAGCAGCGGGGGGGAGCGAAGCTTCCAGCGCGGTTAATACAACCTACTGGACAGACATGGGTCACCGCACCTACGGTTATGGAACAGTTTATGGTGCGGGAATCTTTCGTGACCCAGACTCAATTGAGTATCTTTTGGTTGCAACGGCAGAAGGGGTTCATGCAACCAAGGAATCAAGCCCATCAACCCTTCTTGCCGGTGGCAGCATTAGTTCTGATGTAGAGTTCGTTCAGTGTTTCAATGTGGTTGTCATGTTCAGAGGCGAAGCCCTTGAGCCATTGATAATGGAAAGGGTGGATGAAGGGTTCAAGTCGATTACCAAGGTGGCAAGCGATACAGCGATTGATGAGAATGATTCGGATGGAACCGTGACGATTCCAAACGGGTCAACTGGGTTGTTCTTCTCCAACCGACTTCTTATCCCGCACGACAAGGATACGGTTGCCGCAAGTGATTACCTGAACTACACCCGTTACCAACCCGTGATGGCGAATTTTAAGATCAACCAAGGTAGCGAGGATGAGTTGGTTGCATTGGTGCGGATAAACAACTCAACGATTGCCTGCTTCAAGACCAACAGCATCTATATTGTCAGTAACATCTACGGCAACCTGTCGGACATCACGCTTGACGAGGTTACCCGTGAGTATGGTGCGGTTGGCAGGAACTCAGTTGTGCAGGTCGGGAGTGATGTGGTGTTTCTGTCCAGCAAGCGCGGCGTTACCAGTTTGGGGATTGCGGACAATGGAAAGGTGACAGCAATTGATGTCCCCCTGTCCGACCCCATACAGCCACTCGTTGACAGGATCAACTGGAACTACGCATCCGGTGCGGCGGCGGCATACCACAACAACCGTCTGTACATGGCAGTGCCTTTGGATGGTGAGACCTACAACAACGCAATCCTTGTGTACGACTTTCTGGCAAAGGCATGGGCGGGGTATGATGATGGAAATGCAATAAAGGTTAAGAAGTTCATTGAGACAACGCACCAAGGCAAACGGCGACTGTTCTTTTTGGACACCGATGGTTTCATAAACCTATATGACGATGCCCTGACCGAGTGCGGTTTCGTGGACGAGGTTCCAACGTCAACAGATTCGTCAAATGCAGATTTCGGAAAGCTTTCCATTGAGCAGGTCAGTGACGAGGTGACAACCCGTGGTTATACCGGCAACTTAATACAATCTAAACGCTGGGCAACTGCGGAGGTGCAGTTGGCAACCAGTGAACCAACCCTGACGGTGACGGCGGTGTTTGATGGTGCGAACGAGAACACCAAGCAATTGACACCAACAAGCGGGTTGACGTTCGACAGGACGAAGTACGACAAACCTTTTCACGCAACGGACTTCAACGCCTCGATGTCCGCAGACGATTTCTTCACACAACACCGTCAGGACTACTCGGTGGACCCTGACACGGAGATTGCGCTTCCCACGGGTGGAAGTGACACAGGGTTCGACCCTGACCTTCACCAACAATCGCAGAATCGTTTCAAGTATCGGGGTGAGGGTAAGTATGTTCAATTGAAGGTGGAGAATACCAATGGTCGCGCAGAACTGCTGGGCGTGGTTGTTGGTGGGTCAAGCGCAAGTCAGTCAGCAGTAAAACAGGTATAGAAAAATGAGCTTAACAGTAACAGTACAGAAAGGACACGATTTCTCAACGGGCAACGTGACTAGGGCGGCACTCAACAACGGTGCGACCCCCACAGTCGCAGTAACGGGTAGTGTTGCGGCAACAGAGATTGCGGATGGCGCAATAACCACATTAAAACTCGCAGCAGATGCGGTGACACAAACCATCCTGAAGGATGACACAGCCACGGGGTCTCCTGCCGCTGCGGTGACCACGGATCATATCGTGGGGGATGCGGTGACGCTTGCCAAGTTGGCAAACGAGTCGGTCGTGTTTGAGAACCTAATCATCGAGAAGAACAGTGACAGCAACAGTAACGTCATCGACGGGATGGAAGAACTGACTTCTGTTGCTGTTGATGATTATGTAATGGTTCACGACACCAGTTTAGATGATGCGGTTGACGGCACTGTGCAGTTGAAGAAGGCGAAGGTGAACGCATTGCAGAAGGTCGGCACAACGGAGTATGCCGTGACCGCAATAACGGCAACCGGCACAACACCGGCATATACGGTGACAGTTGACATGGACGGTTCACCGTTCCAGACGATCACGTTCACCGATGCGGCAGGTTTCTATAATGTCGTTCTGGACAACCAACCAACCCTGACCCTGAAGACGGTGACCCTGAAGATTGTTGGTGCAACTGGTGCGGGGACTTCTGGGAGCTTCGGGATCAGTGGTGGTGCATATTGGAATGCCGCTTGGGAGTGGCCGGAGAGGTTAAGCAATATCGGACCCTCCATTTTAGCACACGACAGGGTTGCGTTATTATCCCTGACTGCTTTCGGAAGTACCCACTCAGATGTGATAGCGGCGTATGCAGAAACCTTGGCATAATGCTAATTAGACGCACAGCTTTTGTTGCCTTGGTCAATACCATTGATTGGTGGGATACTTCTGACCTCTTTTTTGATGCGACCGGCGAGCGGCCGGTCAACCCTGTCGGTCAAGCGGGTCCAATCAACCTGAAACTTCGACTCTGGACTGCCACAAACAGTGCTAGGGATGACATCACACTGACTTGGCAGAAATGGGAGGGAGGTGCTTGGGTGACTGCTCCGGGCAGTGTTGCAGAAGGTTTACCTGGGGGAGCAGCGGGAACATATAGTGCAAGCTCACCTGTTTATGCGGACAGCAACCACAGGTGGATATTTGGGCGCACTCTTCGGCTTGGTGATTTGGCGAATTATTTCGTTTATGTTTACCTACAATTCAGGAATGTTATCACGGAGGACTTGGGCCACTATCGGGCGGTTGCAACGGTTGACTATGACGGTGCGGGTGCGGGTGCTGCGGTGACTGCATACAGTGCGCTCTCTCGGTCCACAGCGATAGAGTTAGAGGAGTAATGCCAGATCGTTCCGACATATCGCCCCTCTCGATTACTGATGGCAAGATCAGCAAGGAGGCAAGGATTGGTCACTCCAAGTTGGCCACTGCGGCAGAGGGACAGATACTCGTTGCACAGAGCAACGGTAAGTTTGCTCCCAAGACATTGGCAGGGGATGTGACGTTAGCCGCAGACGGTAGCACAACAAGCAGTGTGACTGTGGCTAGTGATGGAACAACTGTTGTGACGGGGGCCACTGGAGCTACGGGGGCAAAGGGCAACAAGGGGGATACTGGAGTTCAAGGTACAACAGGGACAACCGGAACAACTGGTACGGCCGGAACCAATGGAACCAATGGGACCAATGGGACCAATGGTACTAACGGTACAGACGGTACAGACGGCACAGACGGGAGTGACGGCACAGACGGTACAGATGGGAGTGATGCAACGGTTACTGCGACCAATGTGGACAACGCACTGCACGGTGCGGACACAACCTCGTTTGGGTTTGTCAAGAGAACTGCCGACAACACACATGCGGTGGACGGGACTACCTACGAAGCAGCATTTAGCAAGAACACTGGGTTCAACAAGAGTCTTGGCACGACAAGCGGCACGGTTAGTGAGGGGGACCACGCGCACGGTGACATATACTACACCGAAACGGAAGCTGACACTTTACTAGCGACGAAAGCCGCATCCAGCCACAACCACACTTTAACAGACGTTACTGATTCTGGGACTGCCGCGCCACTTAACGTCCCAGCAACTGGTGATGCTGCAACTGGGGAAGTGGTTAAGGGGAGCGACACTCGGTTGAGCGATGCGAGAACTCCAGCCAGCCACACCCACACTTTAACAGATGTCACGGATTCTGGAGGCGCAGCGGCACTGGCGGTCGGGACAACAACAGGAACAGTGTGTGCTGGCGATGATTCACGGTTAAGTGATGCGAGAACCCCTTCATCAACTCTGGCGCATAAGGCAAGCCACGCAACCGGGGCTGGAGATGCGCTCTCGGCTTCCGACATAGGGGCGGCAGCTTCTAGCCACGCCCATGATG